AAAGAGCTGAATAATTGCATACCTTCAGTAAAAGCAGAGAAAGCTGCAATCTGTGCAGGTAGACTTTTTTCATCTTGTAGTTTTAAGAAGAAGTCATGCTTCTCTACCATCTCTCCATATTCTAAGAACTCATTATAAGTAGACTCTGGCATACCTACTGTCTCAATTAAGTGAGAGTAAGCTGCAACATGGATGGCTTCTCTAGCAGCAAAGCTAGATAACATCATCCTTACTTCTGGTTGAGGGAAGTGAGGTAAGTAATTCTTTACATACGCACCACTAACATCAATATCTCCCTGAGTAAAAAATCTAAATATCTTAGCTAAAAAATCTTTCTCATCATCTGTAAGTTTCTTTTGCCAATCTTTTACATCTTCATTCATAGGAACTTCGCTCCAAAGCCAATGCATTTGTTCCGAAGCTACAAAGGCATCATACGCCCAGGGGTAATTAAAGGGCTTGTAGTAATCCCTTGTATCCATTAATTTCAATTTCTTTTTCCTTGTCATTATTTATTATCCTTCACAGGCTACACATACATCGCCATCTGCCACAGCAGTCAAATCTACTTCATCTTCAATTCTTTTACGCTTTATACGAGTGCCCACCTTATCTGCCTTTCTTAATTTGTCGGAACGACAATAGTACAAAGACTTCATTCCTTTTTTCCATGCGAGGAAGTGAACACTATGTAAGTATTTAATATTCACATCTGCGTTGAAAAAAAGATTTACTGACTGTCCCTGGTCAATAGAAACCTGTCTGTCTGAAGCAAGATCAATAATCCATCTTTGGTCTAATTCAGTTGCAGTCTTAAAGACATCTTTAACATCTTGGGGCAGTTCTTCTATATGTTGTACCGATCCATCTTTGGCAGTTATAGCCGACCAGATTTCATCTGTATCCATACCTAGTTCTTGTAGTTTTTGTTTTAAAAACCGGTTCTTATAAATATGAGCACCAGACAAAGTATCTTGTCGGTACACATTTGCTCTATAGGGTTCTATAGAAGGGCTAGTGTTTCCCATAATTAAACTAGAAGAAGCATTTGGAGCTATAGCAGTCCAATGGCTAAACCTTCTTAGTTCTCCATAATCTTGAGCATCTGGACATGGCCCTCTTTCATTACACAAATATTGGTCAGCTTCAGCACACTTTAATTTAATATGTTGAAAAATATCTTTGTTGTTGAGTTTAGCTATAACACTTTCAAAAGGTATCATATTCTTCTGAAAGTAAGCGTGAAGACCTAACGCACCCAACCCTACAGATCTTTCTCTAAAAGCACTTAGTTTAGCTCTAGCGATTGAGTCTGGGGCGTGTTCTATAAAATAATTAAGAACATTATCTAGCATTTCCATAGCATCACGAATGAATAAAGGATACTCCTTCCACTCATCATAATACTCTAGGTTTAAACTACTTAGACAGCAGACTGCTGTTCTATCTTTGTTAGTAGGCAAAAAGATTTCAGTACACAGATTAGATCCATTTATTTTTAATCCTTTAGCTTGTAACCAATTAGGTAGGTGGTCATTAGCATTATCAATAAAGACAATGTAAGGCTCTCCTGTCTGCATACGCATTTCTAAAATACGCTGCCACAGTTCTCTAGCACTTATAGTATCTACTACTTCATCAGTAGCAGGGCTAACTAAATTCCAGGTGTCATCATAATCAGGATCTCTCATGGAGTTTTCAATTTTCTCCATAAAAGCGTTAGATATATTTATACCATGATGTAGGTTCAATGTCCGGAAGTTTTGATCGCCTGTAGGCTTTCTCATCTCTAAGAACTGAATAATATCTGGGTGGCTTATATCTAAGAATGTAGCATAAGAACCTCGCCTTGTTTTACCTTGTCGATAAGCTAGGGTAGAAGCATCATATACTTTTAGATGGGGCATCACTCCTACAGACTTAGCATCGGATTCTCTAATACCTACATGAATACCTACACCACCACCCATCATAGATAACCAATTAACTTCAGATAGGCAGTCTACTAATCCTTCAGAACTATCATCTAAATACGATAGATAGCAGGATATAGGTAGCTGTCTTTTTTCATTTTTAAAAGAAAGAATAGGAGTAGAAAAACTTAACCAATGCTTAGAAGCATACTCATATAATCTTTCTGCGTGTTCTTCATTAGATGCAAAGAAATCACAAACAAACTTAAAGCGTTCTTGTGGACTCTCTTCATCCACTTTCATATAACTTTCTTTTAGCCTAGTCTTTCCCAATTCATCAAAGAGAGCATCCCTCTCTAGGTTTACTTCATACGCCATCTTGTTCTACTTTTTCTATTAGTTTGTTTAAATAAAATGCTGCTTTATTTAGATCCTCTAAAGGCTTACCCTTGTAGACATATCTCCAAATATATTTCTGACAGTTCCCTTTTAGATACCCTCTGAACTCAACAGGGGGCATTGATGCTTCTATTGCATCTAAACACTCAATTCCAAATTGATTATAGTGGCTTGGATGATTAACAGGGTCATGTTCTTTATACTCTTCCCCTGGGTAAACTCCTTTAGTCATAACTGACTCTAATTCTTCCCCAAAGTCTTGAACCTTTTTCATTTGTTCATCTATAGTGTCTCCTTTTTGAACAGTATCAAAAGGTGGAAAATGAGCAGTAGGGGTTCTTGATCGTGCTATCTCACGATTCCTACTTTCTTTACTCTCGTAGATTTTGAAATGCTCTAAATCTTTTTTATTATCTTCTGCCATAGGTTCTCCTTATTAATGAAACTTTTTAGGGTCTTTTTTTGTAGTTACAAATTCTTCCATATCTACGATGTTACTTGTTTTGCCATTCATTTTAGCTTTGCCCTTTGGCTTACTATCCATCTGTTCTATAAATTCTTCGTCTGGGGTAAACACAATCTCAGTCTGTGGATCATCAGGGAAAAGATCTTTTGACAGCATCTGTTCTTTAATTTGTAACCCTGCTTCAATAGCTTTACCCATCTGGAACACTTCATAAAAACGAGTGTGCATATACCCAGATAGCCCATGTATTAGTGTAATCAGGGTATCTACTTCTATATCACTAGCAGCAGTATCATTAGGAAAGAACCACTCTACTTGGCAGTCAATAGCCCCATCTTCTAAAAGATATAAAGTTATTTGGGCTGAATTATCTTTTTTATCTTTATATTCAGACATATTATTTTTTTTGCTCCTGTTTTAGTCTCTCGACTATGTTAATGGATCTTAGTTTTGATTTCTCTTTTACCCAGGAGTTTGGAACTTCCTTGTCTGCGTAAGTAAAACCATGTTTTTCGCACCACTCCCCATAATTAGACTTCGCTCCTTTTCTTAGCTTTGTCCTAGAATTACTGAAGACAAAACGAATATCTAAATTAGGGTATTGTTCTTTTATAAGAAGATGTTTCTTTCTATCTTCCAGTACAAATAGTCCTTTAAGTTCAAGTACAATCCCATTGGGGAGTAAATAATCTGGTGTATAAGTCCTATGAATAACAGGGACAGTATAAGGAATTTTAAAGGATTCATATTCTGCATCTACATTTAACTTTTTAAGTTGTTCTCCAACTTTTTCTTCAAGCCCACTTCTGTAGCCTTTAGCGATAGCTCGTTGTCTAGGCCCAAACTTTCTTCTATTCATTTGGTGTTTCTGTCGTATTCATAAACTAAATCAGCACCAGAGAGTTTTTCTCCAAAGTGCACAATCTCGCCATTATGAAGCCTTCTTTCTACAACACCATCATTATACTCAATGTCAGTAACATGGTGCTCATCAGTATCTTGGGGGCGAGTATCATACCACATGGATTTAAGCCTATGACAATGAACAGTCTTAACTCCTTTAGCCCACTCTTCAGCAGCAAGTTTCTTTCTATGTTTTTCTACAAGACCACTAAACTGTCCCATAATTACTCCTCTTCTTTTTTGTTATTAAATTCTGAAGGATCATACTTTTTAACTAGCTTCCAATATTCAAGAAGACTATTGAACATAGCTAGGTGTCTAGTATGAGTTTCTTTATCCCATTTATAAGAAGCAATTAGATCTGTCTTTTCTCTATCTACAAAGATAGAAACCCTCTCAGGTTCTGAAAAACCACAGCCTTCAGCATACGCTGATAATTGCATACCATGTTCATCATAAACTAAACGAGAAGGCTCTTTACCTTCTAACCCATCTTTAGTTTTAAAATCTACGAATATCCCTGACTTAGAATATAGATCTATTTTCCCACCATACCCATCAGGAGCACAGAAAGAATCTTCTGCGACCCACTCTTCTCCTGGGAAGTGTTCATCTAAATATTCTTTTATAGCCCTGTAAGGCTTAGTATCAGATTCGCCTAGAAACCCTTGCTCTATCATAGCATGAATAGCAGTTCCTCTTTCGGCTGCTTTCCTTCCTATTTCTTTTGAGTCTTGCTTACATCTGTAAGTAAACTGATCTAAAGTTTCTCCAGGACTTTGTTGTAAGGTTAGGGCTGAGTTTAGAGCTTGGTCTATCTTCCAATTCTCTAAAGAAGGTTTAGCTGCAATACCTATAATAGTAGTTACAGAAGGTACAAACCCTTCTTTCCTTGCATCTCTTAGTGTTGTATTTCTTTCCTTTCCATTCTTTCCTATAAGTGTATACATTGGTTCGCCATCTTGAGCATACCAATGACCACTTTCTGCTGTAAATTTACTAGCCATTGTCGTAGTCCTCTATAATTGCAAGTCCAAGATTATAAGCAATCTGAGGAACTATAGAGTTCCCTAGAGACTTTAATCTGTTGACTTTATCTTCTTGGTTATGTGTAACTCTAGTAATCTCAGGTTCTGCATAGAAACCCTGATGACTTTCTAAAGTCTGTTTTGTGTTATCGTTTAAATCTGTGTAGCCTTGACCATATCCCATAAGCCATTCAACCCAATCCGAGTTTAAATGACCCCCTGGTTGTTGTTTCTTTACCTCTATTTGGTCATGTGCTACTTCAGTCTCTAGGTATCTTTTATGTTGTAGATCCGATAATCCTTGAGACATTTTCATGTGCATCCCTATAGCTGCTCTAGGAGTAGGCCACATTCTCTTTTGTTCTTCTTCTTGAACAGCAACTGTTAAAGGTTTTCCCCCTTGAGAATACTTCTTTGTTCTTTCAGTAGCTGAGTCCTGAGTGGGGGTAGGCCAAAGCCTATGAGGGTTTTCTGATTCAGAGTCTGTAACTGCTGCATTAAGATTCCAACCATGAGTACCTTTAATCATTGAAGGGCTTGGTTGTTCAAAGTAAGCCATACGAGTAGTGGCTCTAGGGGTAGGCCATAAAGACTCCCCTTTAGTTTGTTCCCATTCAGCTTCTTCTATAGTAGTCATCTGCTCATCAAAACGAGCACCTTTATCTTCTAAAAGAGGTTTAATAGTTTCCCAATCTTCAATAGAAGGATGACTGAATCCACTTTTATCTTTCCTAAACCAATGCTCAATAGTTGTCTTTTTAATATCAGTATTATCAGACAACTCTTTTACTGAAGTCTGTTCTCTCAGATATTCTACAAAACAATTTTGAGGGGGTAGGTTAGGTCTTACTACTATAATATGATCTTCAAACTCTTTCATGAGTTCTGGATTATTTATAATCTCTTGCATCATTACTTGATCTACAAGAGTTATCTGTACTTGTTCTCCTGAAGCTCTTTTAGTTTTACCTTGGAGAAGTTTAGTAGCGTGTTTTAGAGCATCTCCTTTTGCATCCATAGTGGTAGGAGTTCTCCACATAGTCTCATGGACTTGTTCTCTTAGATTGCTACACCCACCTTGCTTGGCTGCTTCTGTTAGATCTTCCTTGGCTCTAGGCTTTTGGTTGATCCTTGTCCCATCAGTTAATTGGGGAGTTGCCCATAAGGTTCTTTCCGATACACCAAACTCTTTGTCTTTGGTGGGGGGCGTTGACGCTAGGAGCTGGAAGTACAAACGACCTTGTGGAGTAGCCTTCGCTCTCCAACTCAAAACACACCGAGTCGAGTGCCACATTGACGAAGCCACCAACATTTTCGATAATCGTGTAAGTGGGTCTTTTGTGCTTAATAATTTCAAACAAGTACGGCCAGAGGTGTCGAGGGTCTTCCTCGCCTTTTTTTCTTCCGGCAACACTAAATGGTTGACATGGGATTCCTGCTGTGTAGATGTCTGCGTCAGGGATAGTTCTAATTGCTTCTTCATCTTTACTTAACTCAATGAGGTCTTCATAAATTGGGATGCCTGGAAAATGTTTTGTTATAACCTTCTGACACCATTTATCGGCTTCACAGAAGGCAACAGTTTCAAAGCGTTGGGTGGCTTCAAGACCTAAACTAAAGCCCCCAATCCCACTACAAATGTCGAATATTCTGAGTTTATTGGTCTTCAAAATCTTCGCTCAGATCTGCTGAGTTAGAAACAACTGCATCAATAGTTCTGATGTCATTCTGAGCATCTGTTAATGCTCGTTGGTATTTACCTTGGATAGCCTTATTCTCTCTAACAATCATGTCAGCCATGCCTTGCATAGTTTCAAGAGTGAGATCATCTACAGGTATTTTCTTTTTAAGGTTAGGTTCAAAGTGCATTACGAAATAGACAACACTACCTTGCTTTCTGCGTTCAGTAGTAACAGTTGCACTATAGTCCCAAAGGTTTGATCCTTTTGGTAATGCCTTCTTAAACTCATCTTCAAAGGGAGAAAAATTACTTCCTTTTAAAAGAATAATTGCAGGTAGGTTCTCATGCTTAACTTTAGCACCTGTTGATGTTGCACCATCAAAGTCTACTAAACATCTAACTTGCCTAAAGCATTTGATTTCAGAGTACTTGGCTCGTTCATCATCAGTTAGTTGCTTGAGAGTTTTACTATCAGGTCTACCACACCTTACAGTTCCTTTTTCATCAATCGGTTCTTGTCCCCAATTAGTTAAAAGAATTGTTTTGTTTGCCATTTTCTTTTCAGCCTGACTCCAATGTAAGTATTGGTAATGATGGGCTAAAGGTCGGATGGTAATAGTTTCAGCAAAGGCTCTTTCGCCCTCGACTCCTTTGATCCAGAATAATCCCTTCTTAATTGGATTACCTTCATCATCTTCATCATCTACATTCATTTTTATCTCTGGGAGATACTCAGCTTTTGTAGGTGCTGCGTCTTCTGTCGATCCTAGAATCATAGCTAAGTTCCTTTCTTGCTCTGGGTCGATAAGTTGTGTGTTACTTTTTGACATAGTTTTTTTCCTCGGTTATATAAATAAAATTACTATGACAACTATAATACCCTTACTTATGCCCTTTGGTCAAGAGACAACTCTTCATTGTTTAGCCAATTAGGGCCATAATTTACTTCAACATCTAGTGGTAATAAGGGTTTATAATTAAATCGTTGTACCATTTCTTCTTCTATTTCACTCATAGCCCACACTAGAGTTTTAATAACTTCATCAAATTCCAGGGGGTGGCAATCTACGACTATAGAATCATGTACTGTTAATATGATCTTACTTTTTAGATCTAACTCACGAAATCTTCTTAGGGCACGAATACAAGATAAAGGGACAATATCAGCAGTAGCAAAACTCTGAACAGGATAATTTACTACAGCAGTTTGATTAGATATTCTGCCACCATGTAGTCTTTCTGCATAAGGAAAAGCAAACTCTCTGCCACTTGGAGTTCTAATAATTCCTTCAGACATAACTGCATCTACAAGTTCAGTATGCCAATCTTTCAATCCACGATAGATGTTAAAGTACTCTTTAAAGTAATTACGAATATGGTTTGGTTCTCCCATACCAAGTCCCCCATAAAGGGGGGCGAATGTGAACGCCTTTGCTTGTTGGCGAAGATCTTTAGTTATCTTAGATTCATCACATTGATTGATAATGGCTGCAGTTTGTTTGTGGACATCTTTACCATTAGTAATGTCTTCTATAATCTGTGGATCTTTAGACAGTTCTCCTGCAACTCTAAACTCTAATCCACTATAATCAATTTCAATTATGTGTCCCTCATCAAAACGAGATACTACACACCTTCTTACAGGAAACTTTGAGCCTTTGGGTTGGTTCTGAAAATTAGGATTAGATGAAGATAATCTTCCTGTCCTTGTTGTAGTCTGATTGAAGTTAGCATGAAGTATTCCATCATGCCTAGTCCATGTTTGTAGCCCCTTAACAAAACTATCTAAGTATGTAGATATAGCATTGAGTCTTGTAACACCCTCTAAGAACTGTATTGCTTGGTCATTATTTTTATCTCTAGCTTGGGAGATTAATCTTTGAATAGTACCCTTGTCAGTCTTAAAACCATTTATACTTGCATCAATAGGGCCACTAGGAACTAATTTTAATCCTGCAACTTGGGTAGTATCTTTTAATATTACACCAAGAGTATCACACTCTTTGCAGTTAGAAGTCTTCGCCCAGGGATCTCCATTCTTTTTAAATCGTTGGTAAAACCCTCTCCCTTTGCAATTAGGACATTTGTGAGCAATGGTCTTTTTAACCACCCTTGTTGTATTTCTTACTGCATCAGCAAACTTCTTAGGGTTCATCTTTGGGGCATATAAAGACTTACCTCTACTATCTACTCCTATATTAAAAGTAGACTTATGTACTTCTCTATCTTTGACTACTCTTGAATAGACAACCTTAGTCATATCAATCCCACTATTTAGATTGATAGGAGTATCTCCCATAACATCAGCAACAATACGATTAAGAGTAGATTCTATTTGTTCTTTTTCTTTTTCAAACTCATACTCCACTCTTTCCAATTCATCTAAATCAATCTTGATACCATTGGCTTCCATATCACATAGAAATAATAACATTTCATTTGTAAGATCTAAGACAGGTTTAAGAGAACCGAACTCTTCTAATTGTTGTAAGTAGATTTGACCACAGGCTAGTACATCAGCATCTGCATATTCAATAACAGTATCTAGGGGCATAGCTTCAAAGCCTGTACCTGATTTAAACAACTCATCTACAAGATCAGATTTCTTTTCCTGTACCTTTCTTCTAAGAGCAGTAGCCTTTAAAGACTTTTCTATATGCTGCCCCCTAGCTAAAAGGTACTCCCCAACCATAGTACAATGTACCTTTTTAGGTATAGGGAAGTTAGATTCTTGAAGGTACAATAAATCAAACTTAGCATTATGAGCTATAACTTTAGATGCTCTTTTTAAATCTGTAATTAGTTCTTCAGGACTATCAGCAGTATCTAGTTCGTTATGATAGAAGATAGCATTTTTAGGTTCTCCTAATTCGCCATCCTCAACCATTCTCCAATGAGCCGAAACAATTTTATTCTTAGGATTAAAAGGAGAGTTATCTTTTATATTATCTGTAAGCTGCTGTACTGTAGTTTCTAAATCTAATACTATCTCAATCGACATATCTTGAAACCTCTGGTTTGATGTTACACACGATTGTACCATGCCACCCAGAGAGTTTATTCTTTGATACTGTTATATACCTAGTGAAATCCTGTTCAGCTTCTTCGGATTCTGTCTCTATTTTACCTATACCTAGGATAAGATCTGTTTCTGCACTTTTACCAATTTTGCTACCTTCCATTTCAAAAGGAGATAGTTTTGTTCTACCTTTAGCTTCTGCACTTGCTTGGGATATAACTAATAATGCACAATCATATCTCTTAGCCAATTCTCTGAGTCTTCTATATAACTCTCTAAGTCTTTCATGAGATGCTGAGAAAGAACCACCAATATGAACTTTGTCTGCTTGGTCAATAACAACTACATCAGGTTTCATCTTTTCAACGAAACCTTCAATCTCATCTAGCGACCAATCTTGAATATCTTTCATGTCGATATTGTTTGTAATTCTAGCAAAAGATTCTGAAGCCTTTTTAGGATCAGCTAAGATTTGTGCTTGGGTCATGTTAGAGCAAGACTGAATTACTCTTAACATAGTTCTACTTGTTTTCTCTTCATTACCTAAATAAAGAACCTTTGCCCCCTGATGACAAAAACCTTTGGGGGCAGCACAAAAAGAAACTGCACAGGCAGTCTTTCCAGCTTCAGGGGTAGCAAAGATAACCCCAAATTCTCCAGGGCCTATACCATAAACATTCTTAGAGAGATGTCTTAGGTTAAACTCCCATCTGTTTTTATCTGAAGTAGAGTCAAGTAGTTCTGTAAGATCTTTTGTTGTAAGAGGGCCATAATCATCTGGCATAAAAGATTCTTTAGTTTTGTGTATTAGTTCTTCTAAACTTCTTAGTGCCCCATGTTGACCTTCAGTAATCTCTAATCCAATGTGGGCGATCTTACGACCTATCTCTCTTTTCCATAAGTCTTCTATGACATCATTAGCAATATCAAAAGCGATTGGTTGGACTTGTTGAATGTGATTTATTAGATCCCTCATGGAATCTATTTCAGCTCTAGTAGCTACAGGATATTTCTTTTTCCATAGTTGGAAGACTTCTTCTTCACTAAGATCGTGCTCGTATTTATTGTGGGCTTCATTGATTACCTGGTAAACATCTGCAACCTCTTCATCAAAGAGGGTGGCTTTTAATCTGTTTTTATTTGAATCGAAGAACTCGTAGTTAAGTAGGGATTTAAGTATTTTGCTATCATCTGCTATGCTCATTTGCTAGTGCCTTTTTAAAATTTAGTTAGAGCAGTATCATAACATAAAGTAAACCAAAATAAAGACCATAAAAAAACCCCCAACAAAAAACTTGCTAGGGGTTTGATTTTCTTACTTATTTTTTTAACTTACTCTTAACTTCATTTTTTTAATATCAGGCTTATGATTTCCTCGTCTTTCTCTAATATCAACCTCATGATACAAAACTCTTGGATTCCCTTTAACCAACCCATCTACTACTTCTTGTAGTCTATCTTGCTCATCAGCAGCATCTCTGTAGCCACCAGGTAAATCATAATCAATGATAACGATACCTCTTGCTTTCATGCTTACTTCTCACTCTAGTTAGATTTTAGTAATGAATATAATTTCTCCTTGTTTATGTATTTAATATCTTCTTCTAATAACAAAACCGAAGGTTTTACTCCAAAGAAAAATTTATTACTAGCATCAATAGACTTTTTTCTAGCGTCTTTGTCAAGGGCGAAGGTTATGTCGCTGAATTGTAGTATCTGTTGTCGTTGTTTGTGTTCTATATTAGTACCTAATAAGGCTACTCCAACATATCCAGGTATAGTACTTACTACACAAGCTGAAGGTACATCTTCTACTACGACTGCATGATTACCTTCTCCTATAATAAAACAACCTGTAGTATCTCCATAAACTTTCCATTTAGATATTTTATATTTCTTATTAGTGGGGGGATCTCCTATATATCTTCCTACTGCCCCTGTATTGTTGTTCATAAAAAAGAGTACTCTATCTTCTTTTGCTGTGTACTTGATGTGTACTTG